GGACGTTTCATCCTTTCAATTTCTGCTTTATCGCTTTCGCCTTTGTCCTTCATAAACGAAACTGTGTTCAATAATTCAATGACATTTAAATTAAAATAATAATCCCACTTTTGCCTGTCGTTATTTGACATGTCGTTTATTGTTGCAATCCAACCCCATTTATCTCTAAATGATCCCCCACTTCCTTCACTACCTTCTCCGCTTCCGCTATCAAATAAGTTTGAATATTGTCGGTTAATGTCTTGAAGTACTCGCAAAAAAAAACATAGATAGGATAAACCTGAGCCATTTTTAATTCGTTCTTGAATGTTTCCGCGCGTTCTTTATGATTATTTCCATCGTATGGTAATTCCTTACCATACCAATTTACTTCAACGGCTATTGATGCTAAAACGTTGTGAATGTTTTTTTCAATCTTAGCTTCGTCTTTTAAAAAGTGCATTGAATCGATGTATTGAGAACCTAGCAAATCCTGCGTTCTCCATTTTAATATCCATTTTTTGCCACCTGCTTTAAGTTTCATGTTAACTTTTCCGCCTTCAGGTATTTCGGCAATTCTATCTAGCTTCTCAAGTCGTGAAATTAATTCGCCAATTGGTAATGCTTCTGCCCATTCAAGACTCTGCCCACTGACTTCGGCAAGCATTTTCATCTTCCTAATCAGTGGGTCAGATTCAAGTTCTGCAATTAGTTTTAATTGCAAATATTGTTTGATTGTTAATTGTTCGTATGATGTAATCATTTGTTTAATATATAATTTTACACGTTTATTGTTGCATATTTTCCACTAGCTCTATTAGTCAAATGAATTAATGCAACATATCTTAAAGGATCAATCAAATGGTTGAAGTTATCAATTGGCTTTCCTGTTTGTTTGCCCTCTTTGTCGGTTTCCCAAACATAACCGCGCAATTCTTTAATTAAATTCACACTTGACTTTGTGACCATCAAATCGTTTCGCTTTAAAATGTCAATGCCTATCTTTATTGAGTCTGGCCCTTTTATAGCACCACGCACATTAAAACCTTGACGCCTTAGTTCCTCGATTGATTTAGGTTCTGCTGAGTCGCAAATCAACTCGTTGCGATTAAATGACATGGCTTTTAAAAAATTGCCAATATCGTTGTTGGTCATATTGGTTCTATGCAGTAATTCATCAACCCAAATCTTGCCATCGTGTTTATAAACTGCAATTAATGTTGTAGGATCGTTCGTAAAACCAAAATCCATTCCGTGAGCGATTAACTTAGCGTCCTCAGGAATCTTGTCGACTTGTTTCCAATTATCAATAACAACTCCTTGAACCGAACCAATCTGACCTAATCCATAAACAGTCCACCAATTAGACCAATAAGAAGATGTTAACGCTTTTGTTTCTGCTTGCTCAATATCGTGAATAATAGTTGCAGGTAAAGCCTCGTTGTCTTTATAAGTTAAAATTAAATGTTGTGAATCGCCATCTTGCATTAACTCGGTATGCGCCCAAAATTCGTTTGTAGGATTAAAGTCCAAATAAACATCGCCACTTGTACGAATAGCCAATTGATGGTAGCTTTCAAAATCAATATTGTTTGCCTCATTAATATAAAGCACGTTTCTTCTTGCGCCTCGCAATTTGCTTTCTTGCTCTGCGCTAAAGAATTCAATATAACTTCCGTTAACAAATCGATAAGTTAACAATGACCTGTTCCAATTGGCATCAACGTAACGGCCTGTCCATTCCATTATCTTTAAAAAGTCCTTCATTGCGCCACGTCTTAGATGTGGTATGGTTTCGGATACCACAGATATTTCTAAACCAGGTGTTTTGCAAGCCTTGTCAATTAGTATTGGTAAGATTCCAAATGTCTTGCCTGCACTTGTTCCGCCTTGAATGATTTTCTTTCTAGCCGTTAATGCTAGAATCCGATTAATTGCCGTTGTCCGTTTGAACATCTGGAAACAATGGTTGCTCTTTCATGACTACTTCGCTTTTATCAGTCAATCCGTTTAGTCTTGCAGTAATGCTTTGGCTATAAATGCCAACCATACCACCTTCGATTTGGTCGTTCTTAACTTTGCGTTTAATATGCGAACATACTTCAATAAAATCGTTGTAGAATTCGCCTCTATTGTCAAAGTAATTTCTGATGCTTTTAACACCATTCTCGTAACACCAACAATAAAAGCCATCCATTGTCAATGGTTTCTCTTTATCGCGATAAACAGCGTTGCCATCCTTACCAACGTAGTCTTGAACCTTCTTTGGGTTTGATTTTACCAACTCTAAGTATACATTGAACATGTCAAGTATTTCGTTTGGATCGTTTATTTGCTTTGTGCCTATAGGTCTTGCCATGTTATAATATATAAATATGCTCCATATTTGCTTTACCATTACCATGCACAAAAGTGGGAATAGTGAATTGAGATGTTAATAACCTTTTACCATTAATCTCATAATCTTTGTTTAATGTAATTCCGCACAGGCTCATGAATACATCTTGTTCATAATCTAGTTGCAAGTTATTACTCAAAACCCAATCGGTCATTATTCGTTGATCATCGTCACTATTGCTAACGTTTGTTTTTTGCATTAACGATTTGAACAATTCCGATTTCATGTAATACGAACCACTATTTGCAAACTTGAATCTGCTTTTGGTATGTGGGTAATGCTCGAATCGTTCAGCATCAGGCCAACAATTTATTTCGGTTGAAATTAAACTATCGCCAACAATATTTAATTCGCTTGGTTTGCCCATTGCATAGGTATCGTAACTATCCAAGAAAATGAATCGTTTAATGTCTGGATTCTGCATTAAGTATTCATAGGTCTGATTTAGCTTAGTTCCAAACCCTCGCCAACTTGCTTGGATAATTTCGTAATCATAACCTTGTTTTTGCAACGAACGCTCTAATTGGTGCGCTCTGCTTCGGTCATCACAGACTGATATAATTTTTAATGCTTCCATTTATTAATCCGTTTTTCATTTCGTTAAATTCCTTCATTCTATAACTCGCTTCATCACGTTTCCATTGCGTGTAATTATTGCCACCTTCGTCTAAATGATCAATTTCGATGTGAGGTAAAAAACAATTCTTGAATCCTGCTAACTTACTCCGCACACTCATGATGGTATCGTCAAACCCATACAAACCTGGCTGCATTAATCCACCTATTTTGTCAATCAATCTATAATTGTGCAGTACACATGTTCCCATTACACCACTTACGTCTTCAACTATTATCCAAGGTTGCCCATTTTGATGCGGTAACATACGCAAAGTTGATTTAAATTCGTCATGTCTACTTGGGCTTTCAAGCAAATCCTTTCTTTTTAATCCTAACAAGCCAATTAATGGATCACGTTCAACTGCTTGTTCTAATTCTTCAACCCAACCAACGCTAAGAATGTCAACATCGTTATCGATTTTAATTAAATGCTCTTTTGGTTTGCGTAATGCCCATGCTTTATTGATAGCTTTGGCAGTGCCTATGTTTTCATCCAACTCAATTACATCAACATTTCTATTCGTGCAAGTTAAAAACTCGCTAATAATATGCTTTGTTTCTTGACATGAATTATTATCAACTATAATTAATCGGTTGCAATCCAGATCCACTGTTTGATAAATAGTGTTTAATGTTTTGTGAGTGTATTTGCTCCTGCCATTTTCCTCAGTATCGTGTACCGCCATTGCAATTAACGCCATACTATTTACCGACTGGCCTCCCTACTTTTGGCTTCTTTGGATTTTCAATCAATTGCTTTTCGTAATTAGTCAACCACCTGCCCATGTCACTAATTGCGTTGATGTTGCAACCACTACACCCACCAGGTCTTATACCTGTTATGTTGTGGATTAATGATTTAATTTCAAGTAACTGTTGAGGCTGCCCAACCCAATCCGATTCGTTTTGGAATATCTTAATCAATTCGTAAATGGTAAATCGATGGCCTTCATCGGTTCTTATTTTGTTGTAGATGTTTTCGTATGTCATTAGGTTCATATTTTAAATAAAATTCGTTTTGCAACTATTGAAATGTAAGCACCTATTCCCGCAACGCCTAACGCGTCAAAGATTGGTTTTATAGTTGGTATGTAACTTGATAAAAGAAACGCAAGCAACACGCTCCAAAATGTTAAGCACACTATGCAGTTAAATGGCTTGAAGTCCATCCAGTTTGGGAATGGTAATGGGTTGACCGAATAAAATGCCAACCAAAGAAACGCGATGCCTATGCTCATAATATTGATTTATAAAAATTGTAACGTAATTCAGCAACCTTGTCTATGTGGTATTCTTGCACATCTTCGTAAAGTTGCTCAGATAATGTTTCTCGCAAGTCTTTTGATTCGATTAATGCCTTCATGTGTTTGTACCAATCATTTTTATGCTTTACGCTTAAACAATTCCAACTATGTTCTATTAAACCAATGTATGGATTAACGTGCGAAACAATTACCGATTTCTTTTTAAAGCCTGCCTCAAGCATTTTTAAATTAGACTTCATTGAATTAAACCTATTATCACGCAAAGGAATCAAACTAATATTGATATTATCGTAAAATGTGCCATAATTCAAAACGTCAGTTGCAGGAAATGTCATAAACGAATTAGCATCTGCTGTTCCTTTTGCGGATAATATACCTGCTATTGCGCAACTCGTCATATCTGTGCCATCGTAACCACCATGCACAACAGTGAATTTAGATTCTGATTGATACAAGTATTTAATTGCGTCATGCATCAACAACACATCTTCAAAGTGAGTAATTGAACCGCTCCATCCCATGCGTGGTCTTTCAAATTCAACTTGTCTTGCCTCAAATTGATTAACTGGATTAATGCCGTTTGGAATAATACCGCATTTTGTTTTACCAATCTCAGCATTTAAAACTGCTGCTAATCTTTCGTTGGTAGTTGTTACTGCATAAGCTGATTTTACTGCCTCGACTATTTGCAATGCATGGTTTTTTTGTTTAGATGCACCATGTAAGATGTGCCAAGGTGGCAAAACGTAATCATCATCTAAATCCAAGATGTATCTTAACCTAGCCTTTTTTAGTTTTAGAATCAAACTTGAATAATCACCAGTCTTAGAAAGAAATCTATTAACTATACAAAAATCGTATTGCATCAAAAAAGGAATCTCGGCCGTATCTATTTCGTTTATCATATCAACCTCAACGCCTTCATATTTGCCAATGACTTTATGTGGCTCAACTATTCGATGAAAGTCAACTCCACTAAATTTTGGATATGATGGAACTACAATAAGTATTTTCATTTAAATGTTTTTAATTTGTTTTTAACTGCTCTCAAAGCTGAGTAGCTAATGCCTGTTATCTTTGCAACCTTTTTCATGTTGCCATGTTCGTTGTAAAGCAATACGACTCTATTTTCAAACTCAGATAATTCAAGCATGAATAATTCGGCTCGTCTATTTATTTGCTCATCGTATTTGATTTCTTCAACTTCTTCTTTAATATCAGAAATGTAATAAGGCATTCTTTGCTTGTGTTCTGGTTCGTCTTGATCGTCTATGCAAATCAATTCAAACTCATTCTTTAAAACTAATTTGCCAAACGTTCCTGTCTTACTTGACATATTGCGAACGATGCAATAAAACCAAAAGTTAAGACCATCCATTCTTGGCAATCTATCTTCTGGCATTTCAAGAATCTTTAAGCATACTTCTTGCATTATGTCTTCGGCATATGAGTGATTCAAAACTTTGCAAATCTTTTTAAAATTTGGATCGCTAACTATTTTTTGAATCAATGCATTTCTCATTGCTTAGAAAAAGTATTTTGAATTTTTGTTCTTACTGCTTCCATTCCACCTGTCTTAATAATATCGTCAACCAATAACATCACTGTGACTGGTTGCCTTGTTTTTCCCTTTGGTCTTCCGCGTTTACTTTTTACTATTTCCATTTGACAAAAATATTAATTAAATTTAAACTAAAAAACTTTTAAACGAATATTTGCTTAAAATCATTTAGAGAGCGTATAACGAAGTATTTTTGTCCAAGAGATATAACACTAGTCTCAAAGTTTTTTTGAGCAATAGATTGTGTATTAACATCGTTCTTGACCTCAACAAATATAACTTGACCTTGCAAAATTACAATTAAATCACTTACGCCAGTTAATACTCCTGTTGTTTTAAAGTTCTTATTAGTGTAGGTCGCTTCGTTTGGCACACTAAATATTAAACCTAATCCTTTTCGTGTGTATTCATTTCTGAACCATACTATAATTTCTGCTTGTATTTGAAATTCTCTTTTCATTTTGGTATTTGGTAACAAAGTAACAGAAAGTAACAGCTCTCAAATCTCGACTGTTACTTAGAGTACCATACGTTGTAACACAGTAACAGTACTTTTTAAAAAGTTTATAAAATTAAATATAATAAAATTATTATATAAGAAGTTGGTAACATATAGTTATAGTTACTGTTACTGAGTTAAGTTATTATAAATCAATAGTTTGACTAAAATTAGCAAATTTCTTTTTGGTAAATTTATAAGGTCTACCAGTCTTTTTGTCTTCATTTAGGTTCGAAAATGGATGATATTTACATAATTCTGTGTTCATTTTCATTTCTGCTCTTATTATTTTTGAGATATAGTGAATTGATATTTGATTGTCGCGACTAAACCATCTTTCTTTAATATCGCTTGCACTAGCATAGAAGGATTCTATTTGCGAGTTATTTAAAAAGAAATCCTCAAGATGGTATTCTAACTCCTTACGCAAGCCTGATTTGCTTTCTTCCATGATAACGTCTAATTGGTTAGTTTTAATTTGGTCAGATGTAAATATCATGCGTGATTTAGTAAAGTCGATAGCAGGTAGTTCGGTAAGGAATTTCAAGAAGCTAGGTATTTCAGAACCAAGGTCTACTTCAACTAAAGTGTTTAATGCTTGTATTTTTGGCACTTTACGAATCCAAAAACGTATTTCATCTTCTTCTACTTTTAAGAAGTCTTCTTCTTTATTGGTGCAAAGAATCACTTTTCCATAAAATGGAATGGCGTAATTAGAAACAAACTTTTGATTGACGATTATTTCTTTTTGGGTTGCTAATGCTTTTAAGCGTTCTATCGTGCTAGATTTCTCGATTGTAGTTTCGTCTATTAAAATAATATTTTTATCGCTATAAGAACTATTAAAATCACTTGCAAGCACACTTGGCGATATTAACGCTGTGTTGTTTCCAAATAGCATAGAAATCCAATTTAAGAAAGTAGTTTTACCTGTGCCACGTTCTTTTGATACAAGGCAAAGAATCGGCAGTGGTTGTTTTGGATAAAGATATAAGCATTGCATGTAAGTTAACGCAAGCATTACTTGTTCATCGCCAAAGATATGGCAAAGCATTGTTGCCGTTGCAGGAAAGTCATCGATTGAAATATCTTGCTTGTCGGATGGCTTATGCGGGAATGGTGAATATTGATTGTAGCAACCTTCAAACACTAATGAATATTCGGTGTTATTAGGCTCGAGAGTAAAATCGTTAAATTTTGGAATCAATTGAATAAATTCTTTGCCATGATCGTCAACGATGGTTTGCTTGTTAGTTGCTTTCATAGTCACAAGATTATATCCGTAGCGGTTTGATTTAGGAAACACATGAAAGTAATCCACACCAACGCGGATGTATGGAATTTCACATTTAATAATATCAAATTTAATATACGACTCGGCATGTTCCTGGTTGCCATTAAACATTATTTCGGTTAGTAACATAAATTTGGTCGTGACACCATCGGTTTCGAGATTTTTATATTCTCTATGAATTTTGACTGTGCCATTTAATAAGTCGGTGCAAAACGTATCATAGCCATCAACAAGTTTGATTTGAATTTTTACTGACGATATTATTTTAAAATCTTTTTGTCCTGAGAATATAGAAACGAAATCGCCAAAGTGATTAAAGTAATCTATTGGGTTATATTTGTAATTTGATTTGCTCATATAGAAAGTCGATTGTTTTAAGTAGTTCTAAATTTTCTTTTTGTAATTTAAACGATTTTTTTCGAGCTGCAAGTTCGTCAAGGTAAACAGATCCAAGTCTATTAAAAACAAAGTAAAGTGATTTTAAAGTTTTAATTGCGTTTTCTTTTCTTGCTCCTTCTAGTAAATCAACCGACTCGTCAAACTTTTGAATTATTGATTTAAGGTGTTCAATTGTTCGCAGGTTTTGTTCCTCGGCTCTATCACGTTCTTCAATTTCTCGCGTTTTAAAATATAGTTGTTCAAGTGTTTCAAGGTATCTTTTTTTATAATCCATATAGTCTTTTTAATTTATCAATGATTTTATCAGTTAATGCGTTGTTTGTTCTGTTCATTCCTTCTAAACTATTACTCAAGCGATAATATTGTTTTATGTATGATCTAATTCTTGGCTCAAGTGTATCGTTTGAAATTCGATTGCAAAATGTCTTTGCATCACCATGAAACTTCCAAAGATCAACGTATCGGTCGGTAATTATATTCCAGTAGTGAGATTTACCTAATTGGTTGCGTTGGCAATATTCAAGTATTTTATTTCCGTTAGGCCATTTAATTTCAACACTAGTGGTTGTTAGTCTATCAGTATTGTCTGTTTCTAAATTTCTGCTTGCTTTCGCTTTAGCTTTATTTTTGTGGCCACATTCAGCGCATGGTTCTAAAGCAGATCCAAGCCAATTAAATCCGCAAGAATCGCATTCTATTAGTTGTGGTTTGGTTTGTTTGGGTTTTGCAGTGCCGTTATGAAATATATCTTTCCAATTACGATTATAACTCCAAGGCATAAACCTGTCAACGTTGCCACCAAGATCAATTACAATAAAATGATCTTTAAATATTCTATCGCTTGGTCTAGCACCTCTGCCTATAATTTGCAAGTATAGCGATAATGATTTAGTTGGTCGGTTAATTATTATTGCTTCAACCTCTTTTACATCAAAGCCTGTTGTAAATGTACCTGTTGAAACCAATATTGCGCCAGGTGTGTTTCTAAACCACTCAACCATTTCTTTGCGTTCTGATGAATTGTTATGAACTGAATCGTATGAACGAATAGGATAACCATTAAACGTTTCGCATAACGATGGATTTTGTTTTGTTGACGCGGTGAAGATCATTGTCTTTTTGCCTTCGCATTTATCTAAGTATTCAGCTAATACGTTTTGATCGTGCTTGATTGATTCGGCTGCTATTTGGTTTTTATCTTCAATGTCTTTGACCTCTGAATAATAATTATATTTAAAAACTAAATCCTTTACTAAACTACCTTGCTCAATTAGTTCTTCAATAGATGGGCCAATGAATATTTCATTATAAAATTCGCTAAGCGTTATTGACCTTGACCACTTTTCGGCTTCTTCATTAAAGCAGCAAATTGTTTTTTTAGTGTAGATGTTGTAACAGTATTTGCATTGATAATAACTTTCGCGATCATTTATTATTGGCGTGGCAGTAAATCCAATACGTTTTGCCTCTGGAAAGAAATCAAACGTTTTAACGTGTATTTGCTCATGTGCTTCGTCAATGATTATAATGTCTATGTTTGGTGGAATAATTCGCCTAGCATACAACGTTTGAGTCATAGCCACCATAACATTGCAACGAGTTAATGAATACTTGTTTTTTGCAGTTATTGCTTCGCAATCTATTCCAAATGCTTTTAAAGTGTTAGCGGTTTGAATTACTAACTCCTCGCGATGAACAGAGATAATAATACGCTTTGTTGGCAACGCTTGAATAATTCCGCCAATGATTACAGTCTTGCCTGCACCAGTAGCTGCTTGTATTAAGCAACTACTAGTGGCGTTTACGGCTTGATTAACTAATTGTTGTTGGTAAGGTCTAAGGATCATAAATTAAAATGCCTTTCATAAATATGCATATCAGTAGCAAAATGAGTGTAAGTTCCAATTTTATAACCTGTCATAATTGATACTTTTTCTAATAATTTAGAAAAGCAATATTGATCATTACAAAAACCATATACTAAATCATTAGATCGCATATTAACAGTCATGTTTATAAATATACCATCTATAGGTAAAACAGTGCAATAGAAGTTTATTGAAAGTGTACATGGTGTATCTTTACTATATTGATCTATTTCTTTTCCATCATAAATAGATAAAACAGCTCTTCTAGTAAGTGGATTTTGTTTTAGTTGTTCAACTACTTTTTCTAATTGATCTTGTCTAGATATTTGCCAACCATAATTAGAGTTGACTATACCAGATCCATCATGCATAGTGTTCCAAATTTTAGCGTGTTTTGCTAAATCTCTAACATCTCTATTTTTTGACTCATACCAATTCCATTCTAGTTCGGCATAATTTTTACTCCACTTTCTTTTGTTATTAGTAATTAAGTTTTGCATTGGATTTATTATTTCAAAACCTAAATTATAAACAGCTTTTGTTCCTTCTTTTATGAGTCCATACTCCATTATAAAATCGAATACGGACTCATAAGCTTCATTAGCATTGTTATACTTCTTTAACAAAAGTTCCATTTTGCATTTTACCTTTACGGTTTACAATTACTTGAAAAGCAGAATTTATACAATCTTCAATTGTCATTTGTTCTGTTGTATAAAAACCTTTGTAAATTGGAGCGAGTGCAGCTAAGTTAGTTAAAACAATAACAATATCGCCTATAGCGTCTATCATTTCAGTTTCATCTTCTTTTAAAATAGCTTTAGCTAATTCGCCAACTTCTTCTTGAAGTTTAATAAATTGAGTCTTTAAGTCTCCTTTAGCGTAAAGACCTCTTTCTGTTGCCCAATCTCTAATAGATTGAAATTCATTTGTTAGTTTCATTTTTTTTATTTATTATTTGTGTATTCTTTGTAATATTCTTCTAGAAATATATTTATTTTTTTTTCTCTATAAACTTGATAAATATTCATTACTTGAGAACTAGGTACAGTATTTATGTATCTTTTGTTATTTTTTTTAAAATATGGAAAACCGTAATTAGCTCTTCTAGCTTTATTATAGAATTTATTTATATCTATAATTTTATCAAATTGTTTTTTAGTTAAATCAATTATTAAATTATTTTTCTTATCATATACAAACCAATGTGATGTAAAGAAATTATAATTATTTATATTTATTGGAATTTTTTTAATACACATTAATGAAATATCTTTATTATTATATCCTCCTAAATAATAAAAAATAAATTGACTTATTGGAAAACAATATCCATAAGGAAATGTAATTTCATAAAAATCCTTTAATATTTTAATATTTTGTAAATGCTTATTTGTTTTACGTTCACCATTAATATGTTTTTTAAATTTATTCTGATTACAATAAAAAAAATCATATAAATTTTCAAAATCTTCTAATATTTTATAATTATAACTAAATAAATTTACCATTCTTTATATGATTTTATTAAAGATTTATCAAAATTTATAGGTTTTTCTATTTCACCTGCTACATTCCAAAACCAAATATTTCTTTCAGTATTCTTAGGAATATATTTCCATGCTTTACCATCGTATGATGGTATTGTATTAAATGGAGGTAGGTTTTCTTTTTTTTCATTAGATAAGAAAGCTAATGGTTCTGAAATAATACTGGTTCTACCTAATTCACCTTGTTTCATATTTCTAGCAACAGCAACACCTTTCATTATTGTATTTTTAAAACCTATTTGTATTCCTCTTGTTAAAACTCCAGTTGACACTACTGACCACATTTCTTCTGGTTCATCGTGGTTTTCTAATATATTTTCACAAGCTTTAACGAAACCAGCAATTGTATAAGGATGGTTTAAACCAAAAGGAATAAAAGTATATCCGTTTTTATCGGCATATTTTTTTGCTATAATGTTTAAGTTTGGCATTGCTGCTATTCTAACAAATTCAACATTTTTAGGTTTCATTGAGATAATTATAGACTGATGGTCAGAAATTTCTTTACATGCAGGCATAAAGAAAATAACTTCTTTATTGTAAATTTTAGCTAATTCCATTATAGCTATACCTGCATAACCTACTCTAGGAGCAACATAAACTAAAGTCTCTTTTTTAGTTTGACTAATAAGAAATTCACCTGCTCTTGTTTTAGTTCCACCTTTTAATACTAAATCTTCTCTTACTACGTTAATTCCTTCGTGTTTTTCTATTACTATATTAGGTAATAAACTTTTAAAATTTTCAGTTAATTTTAGATAAGATTCTCTATTATGGTAAATAGTATTTATATCTTTATTTGTGTTATCGATTATGTGTTTATTATGTGACATATTATTTTAAATTATTTGAAAAATTATAATATTTTTCTATTCCCCATTTTGATTTTAATATAGAATTGTTTTTCATTATTTTACCATTATTTTTTTCAATATGGTGTTTTGATTGATATTCTTGAAAATATCTTACAACGTCACAATTCCTAGAATCTTCGCAATCTATAGGAGTTAAATTATACCTATTAGATTGGAATTGTAAAACGTCATTTATGTAATCAAATTCTGATATTTTTTTATACTTTTTAGGAAAAATAGCTTTAATACATTTTACAGCATTACTTCCAGCATAAACTAAACCAAATCTATTAACTTTATTTGGAAAATATTCAGCTAAATCTGCAGCGAAAGCTGTTAATACAAAATTTTGTTTTTTAAAACCGTTTTTATTTAACCAGTTGTTTCCAATATCAGTTACTTGATAAATATCAAGTTTATTAGTATTAAGTTCATTAAATATATGTGTAATTAAGTCTAATGAATATTCTAATATAAACTTTTTTAAATGATTAGAATTTAGATTTTCGAAAGAAAATTGCGGTAACAAATAACCTTTATTATCTGTAAAAGGTTTATTAGTTGCTTTTAAATCTTCTAACCATTCTTTGTGAGAATATTTGCCATTTAATATAGAGTTTACTATCCAAAAATTTCCAAATCCATGACTATTTTTAAAACTTTGAAATAAATCATTTTTTTTAGGTTTGTAATTAATACCTGAGCCGCATAATCTAAAAAGATAAAAAACAACAAACCAATCAAAATCTTCTTTTATATTATGATTTAAAAAATACTTACCATTTCCTTTTACATCATTTTCTTTTTTCCATAAAGCTTCAGTAAAAGAACAAAAAGCTGCATATCTCCTACTGCCCATGTCATAAATAGGAACATTAAATATTAAATCATCATTTACTTCTGATTCAATGTTACCTTCAAAAGGTATTTTTTCTATAATATGCTTTTCCATAAGCATTGTTTTACTATGATATTCATCTAATGAATCTAGTAAATCTTGATTAATAATAAAAGTGTTTTGCATTTAAAATAATGTTAATTGTTTTTTTAATTCTTTCATATAGTATGCTGGTCTAATATGAACAGATTGTTTAGGTTCCATGATATCAAAACTTAAATCACCTTTTTCATTTAAAAAATTTCCTGGCCAAGATAAATAATTTAATCCAGAATTTAATATAACTTCATTAGCTATTAATCTTAATTCTTTTCTTAAATCTTTTGAACCATAAAAGTTTTTACCTTTATATTGTCCAGATTTTGGAATCTTTCTTGATTCATCTTCTATAGGTAATAACATAGTTAAAGTTGCATTATATTGTGAAGCATAATCGCAATATCTATTAAATAAATCTATGGTAGATTGCTTAGGATTTAATTGTCTACATAAATGAAATCTTAAATCAATATTACCAAAATACATTATTACATCATTAAAATTACTTAAATCTAAATTTTGCTTTAAAAATCCATGTAAAGTTTTTCCATCGTTTCTAGATATTGAGTACGAGTCATCTGGCCAAACACTTAAAGAATGTGAATCACCAATAACTAATTTATTTCTTGAAGGCAATGTAATTTTTTCAATAATTTTATAATTATCGTATAAATTTAATTTTCTTTTAATAGAAAAATCTTTTAATTGAAAGCCATCTAATGTAAAAATATCTCCTATGTATTTTGATAATTTTTCAGCTCTAATTAAAAGTTCTTTATTAATACCTCCTATTACATTAAAAGAACCTTCTTTAAAGTTTACGCCATGGTAAATTATTAACTTATCATATTCGTTCCAATCATTATTTTCATTTAAAATGTCTGCTTTAAATAATTCTTTTACTATGTTTACCATACCAGCGGAATGCGAGTTTAATGATGTAGCTGGATTATTTAATATTCCAATTATTCCTATTTTCATTTTTTTATTGATTATTTTTATAGTTGTTTAATGAACCAATGTAAGCAACAGCGTCTAATAAATTATCTTCTTTGTGATTATAAGATTCTCTTGATAACTTTAAAGCTATCATGCAATTGTACATATCTGTTGTAGTTATTTTTTTTGAAGACATTATAGAAGCTATATTTGCCGCTTTTTCCATACCTTCTTGAAATGGACCATATTCTCTTTCTTTTTCTTCTGATCTAAGATTAACTATTTGATTTGCTTTTTCTAATATATTCATTGATTTTTAATTTTAATTTTTTCGCTTTTTCTTTTGGTACTCTAAAACTTATTACTAATGTAGGAGCAGATTTTGGTCTGCCTGCTCCTATTCGTTTTCCGCCTAATTTTTCTTTTTTATTTTGCATTTATGCAACTTTTATAGCGTTATTAATAAATGACTTTAAAGCACCTCTATTAATTCCTGAACCACCACAATCAAAACAAATACCATTTGCATAGTAACTAAAAGCAGGTATTATACCAACACCATTACATTTACCACAAGAACAATCGCCTTTTGCAGCAAATAAAGTAGGAGCAAAAAAATCTTTATCTTCACGAATAATAGTTAATAGTTGCGCAACACGAGTTTGAATGTCGCTTATTGAAATAGATGTATTA